CCAGAAAATCCAATTAGACGTTTTATTATTGGTCCACAAATCTTCCAAATTATTAAGGGTGCATTAATGGATCCTGAAATGGAAGAACTTCCTACAGATTATGTAAGAGGTGTAGACTTTAGGATTAAGAAAACATCTAAAGGTGGATATGCTGACTATTCAACATCACAGTGGTCACGTAGAGAACGTGCTCTTACTGATGAGGAGAAAGCGGCAATTGACGCACATGGATTGCATAACCTTAATGACTTCTTACCCAAGAAGCCAACAGACGTTGAAGTTAAAGTTATTCAAGAAATGTTCGAAGCATCTGTTGATGGTGAAGCATATGATCCAGAGCGTTTTGGACAGTACTTTCGTGCTCCAGGCATGAGTGCTCCAACTGGTGATCCAAACAAGAGTGCAAATACTAGTGCTCCTGCGGCGACACCCGCTCCAACTCCTGCACCAGAACCAGTAGCAGAAACTGTAGCACAACCTGCTCCAGCGGCAACTACTGAAAGTGCAAACGAAGACAAACCAAGTAGCGAACGTGCTAATGATATTTTAGCAATGATTCGTAACCGTCAACAATAAGGAGTAATCATGGCGAAACCATTCGACGTTAGTAAATTTCGTAAGAACCTTACCAAGAGCATTACAGGTCTGGGTATGGGTTTTAACGATCCAACTGACTGGGTTTCGACTGGCAATTACGCACTAAATCATCTTATCTCTGGGGACTTCCATAAAGGAATTCCCCTTGGTAAGGTTACAGTGTTTGCTGGCGAATCCGGCGCAGGTAAATCTTACTTTGCTTCAGGTAACATTGTAAAGGCCGCACAAGAGCAAGGCATTTTTGTAGTTCTAATTGACTCTGAAAATGCACTTGATGAAAAGTGGTTACAAGCACTAGGTGTTGATACTGACGAAAGTAAACTTCTACGTTTGTCAATGAGTATGATTGATGACGTAGCAAAAACTATTAGTGAGTTTATGAAAGACTACAGATCAGATTATGATGCTGTAGATACAGCAGACAGACCAAAAGTGCTGTTTGTTATTGACTCGCTAGGTATGTTGTTGACTCCAACAGATGTTGATCAGTTTGGTAAGGGTGATTTAAAAGGTGACATGGGTAGAAAACCTAAAGCACTTACAGCACTTGTACGTAACTGTGTAAACATGTTTGGTAGTTACAATGTAGGTATGGTATGTACTAACCACACATACGCATCACAAGATATGTTTGATCCTGATGATAAAATCAGTGGAGGACAAGGTTTTGTGTATGCTTCATCTATTGTAGTAGCAATGAAAAAGTTGAAACTAAAAGAAGATGAAGACGGTAAAAAGGTAACAGATGTACGTGGTATTAGAGCCGCTTGTAAGGTTATGAAAACACGTTACGCAAAACCTTTTGAAGGCGTACAGGTTAAGATTCCATATGAAACTGGTATGGATCCTTACAGTGGACTAGTAGACTTGTTTGAAAAACAAGGTATTCTAACACAACAAGGCAATAGACTTAAATTCGTAAATAGCCGTAATGAAGAAATCCTGCACTATCGTAAAGATTGGACAGGTGATCAATTACAAATCATTATGGAGGACTTTTCCAAGATTAGGCATAAGTACGAAGATGCTGTAGAAGCGACAGAAGCAGAAGCATCTAATACTACTAACGAGGAAAAATCAAGTGACGGAGATGAGTGAAGATCAACTAATTGACCTTTGGGATATTTTTAGTGAATATGTTCCAAAGGCAAATAAAGAACAATTAGCAATGCAGTACGTAAAATGGTGCCAGGACAACGGAATCGATGAAGACGTTTTATATGCAGTAGGTGCTGAAGATCCGTATTTAGAAGAAGCGGTAGAGGACTTACAGGGCAAACGTGAAAACGAAGATGATGATAACTGGGACGAAGATCCGTACAGCAGTGATGATGAAGAGTGGGATTAAATGAATTGGTATTCTAGGATTACTCAAGATATTGCAAACATTCCAAACGCAATTCTTTGGTACGAAGGTGAACTAGAAGAAGCACGTAAAGAAACAAGACTGTTTGGCAACTTGGAAAAGCAAGCCGCAAACTTGCCTGGAATAGTTGAAGAACGTTTTGGTCAACTGCAAGAGATTGAAGCAATTCTAGAATACCTAAACATTGAACTACGCAGAACAAGAAGCAAGTTCTTTAAACAATATCTAGAAAACTATCAAAGAGCATTATCAAGTCGTGACGTTGAAAAATACGTCGACGGCGAAGCAGACGTTGTTGATTTTGAAAAGATTATCAACGAGTTTGCACTGCTACGTAACAAATGGTTAGGTGTTATGAAAGGCATTGACATGAAGCAATGGCAAATCACAAACATTACTAAACTGCGTGTAGCAGGCATGGAAGACGCATCCATATAATTTTCACACAATAATATACGCACATAAATAGTACTATGAAACAGAAAACCATAGTACTTGTAACCGGCGGATTTGATCCTATACACAGTGGTCATTTAGCCTATCTTGAGGAAGCAAAAAAGTTAGGTGACGAACTTTGGGTAGGACTTAACTCTGATGCTTGGCTCACACGCAAAAAAGGCAGACCATTTATGCCTATTAATGAGCGTGTTGAAATAGTAAAAAGACTCTACATGGTAGATGCTGTTATCGACTTTGATGATTCAGACGATAGTGCATGTGGAGCAATTTTCAAAACAAAAAGTCTAAATTCATTAGACAATAAAATCATATTTGCAAACGGTGGCGATAGAACACATCAAAACATTCCAGAAATGCTTACATATGGTGACGATCCTAATGTAGAATTCAAATTTGGTGTTGGCGGCGATTTAAAAAAGAACAGTTCAAGTTGGATTCTTCAAGAATGGAAAAACCCTAAAGTAGAAAGACCATGGGGTTGGTATAGAGATCTATACACTATTGGCACAGGTATTAAAGTGAAAGAATTAGTTATTGAACCAGGCAAAAGTTTATCAATGCAAAAACATTTTAAAAGATCAGAAATGTGGTATGTATTGAAAGGCATGTGTAAATGTAAAACAGAACACAACGGAATACAAGATGATGTAACACTACAACCGTTACACAAAGGTTATGATATAGGTGTAGAAGTATGGCATCAAGGTTATAATCCATTTGACGAAGCCTGTCATATTTTAGAAGTACAACACGGAGAATTATGCGTTGAAGAGGATATTGAACGCAGAGAGGAATACAAATGAACACTGTCTATATAGGTTACGATAGTAGAGAAAAAATTGCAAGTGATGTATGTGAATATTCACTGCGTCATACTACAGAAGAAGCACTTAAAGTAAACTATCTCAAACTTAATGAATTAAAACAAAAAGGCATTTACACTAGAGGTGAAGATACATTAGGATCAACAGAATTTACATTTAGTAGATTTTTAATTCCTTACCTACAAAATTATAAAGGTTGGGCATTATTTTGTGATTGTGATTTTTTATGGTTAGAAGATGTAGATAAAGTATTTGCACAACGTGACGACAAATATGCAGTCATGTGTGTACATCATGACTATACACCTAAAGAAGGTGTAAAGATGGACGGTAAGCAACAGACACTATATCCAAGAAAGAATTGGAGTTCAATGGTGCTATGGAATTGCGGACATCCAAGCAATAGACAAGTTATTCCTGAAATGGTAAACAAAGAAACAGGCAAATTTATGCACAGATTTAGTTGGCTTAAAGATTCTGAAATCGGTGCAATTAGTCATGAGTGGAATTGGTTAGAGGGTTGGTACAAAGAACCACAAGACGGAAAACCAAAAGCAATACATTTCACTGAAGGCGGTCCGTGGTTTAAAAACTGTCAAGATGTAGATTATGCTGACCTGTGGATTAATACAGCAAACAAAACAGGTACAGAATGGTCTCCGTTGTAGCATTAAAAGGAGCAATAAAAAATGTGTCCGGTGCTCTTGCCAAAGGGTTAGCAAAGCATGGAGATAAATTCGAAGTAATAGAATCTTTTGATCTTCCGCACCAAGCAGATGCTTATATTCAAACCAATCTTCTAAAACCTAAAATTGATAATGGCTGGCAAGGTCCTATGTATAGATTTATTCGCGACAGTGGCAAGCCGTATCTTGTAAATGAATCTGCAAGTTTCCGAAGACACATGCACTGGACTAGACTAGGTTGGTATAGTTACAAATGGACAGAAGGTGTTTTTGGAAATGAAAACAGTCCGGGAGATAGATGGAAAAAATTTCAAGAAGCAAGTGGTGTACAGTTAAAAGATTGGCACAGTCCAGGTGATTCTATTATAATAATGGGTCAAAAAGAAGGAGATAGTAGTCTACTAAATTTGTATAAAGATTATAATAGTTTTTATGATTGGGCAGAACAAATAATTTTACAAGTTACAAAATATACTGATAGGCCAATTATACTTCGTCCACATCCAAGAAACTTGAGTAGAGGTACAAAATTATCAAATAAATTACGAAACAAGTATCCTAAACTTAAGATTAGTGTAAGT